AGGTCATACCAATAACACCTGTTCTAGCCAAGGAGTCCAAAAGAAATTTTTGGTAGTGATATACCTCTTCTCCTAATCCAAACTTAGGAAGAGTCATAACTTTATTCTCTGCCGGGATAACAACAATGTCCATCATGTCGTGATCTTTGATAAGGATGTTACCATCTAAAGTCTTATGCGCCTTCAAGCGCACAGTGGCTTGTACTTCTTCAACCTCTTCAACATCAGCACCGCCAGCAGCGGCTTTATTTACTGTAATTTTAATTGCCATCTTTCTTATACTCATTAGCAAGTTTTTGGATTTTCAAAACTGTTTTCAAGTTATCTTGCGAAAACTCTGCTACATCAAAATTCTCAATGATACGCAAAACACTGTTTGTATTTTTGAGCATTTGTTCATCGCTCTTTACGTCCTCTAAAACAAGAGACTC